AACGCCGATCTAGCCTTAACCTCAACGTCGAACGGAACGTTGGTTATATCTTTTCCAGCTCCACGACCTACACCTGCGCTTCTCCACCAAGTCGAGAGATAGGCTGCAACCACTCGCTCGGTACGCAGACCTCGGTCTTTTCTGTGTCGTGTCATGCACGTCCAGCAGAGTTAATTGTTCCGCACTTGTCACACTTCCACTCGTGCTGTAATGCCCTTTGTTTAATCTGTTGAACTGTTGGTGGGGTATTACATAACTGGCAGATAATGGCAAAGCCTAGTTTCTGTAGATCATGAGCTGCTGCCTGTGCAGCTTGTAACTGCTCATCTGTGGGAAATTGCTCCCACTCGTCATCTTGATTCCGGAAATATAACTTACCCACGTTTCACCTGTGGCTTCCACTTGCCTGTTTCTTTGTCAATCTCGTACCAGATAGGTTCGCAGCGTTCTGCATCACCTAGGATTTGAGCCATGCACTTCCAATGACCCCAAGGCTTACCTGCCTTAGAAGTTCCTGTTTTCCATACACGCGCACCATGGATACAGCTCTCGTCTGTCGGAGTGCCACCAAGGACATCCTTGACTGTCTCTAAGGCTTGCTCCATCGTCTGAACTGGTGCTGCTACTTGCATTGTCCATGGATCTTCTTCCTTTGGTACTGGCACATATTCGCTGGCTGTATTAGCCATCTTTGCCTTCGTCTCTTGCACGATATTCTGCACTTCGACCTTAGCCTTTACTTTACTCATCTCCTCACGAGATGCTCGCTTGCCCTTAGTTGCATATCCCGCATTAGCCAATGCGCGCCCAATCGCACTCGTCTCACAGTTCTCAAGGGCGGACGTAGCATTAACTCCACGCCCTTGTATTGTTTCTTCAGCGAGCCCAGTAGTCCAAGGTCTAGCATCAGCTTCAGTTCGATAGATACTAGCTTCAACGATAAACCTAGAAGTAGTATGCTCAAGGACTTTTGTATGTATCTGACCATCTGGGTGATCCTTCCAGAACTTAACTAGGCGTTCTTCTACTGTCTCGTAATCTTCTAAATTAAACATAGAGTTCATTCTCCTCTGTATGTAGTTGCCCTGCTATGGCAACGTACGCCGCAAGGTCGATGTAAGTGTCTGGCTTTGCAGTTTCCATGCTTCTTGCGATTTTGACCAATGCCATACACATCGCCACCTGATAATCAGTAATGGGCATTTCGAGGTATGAAGCCCAGAGTGAGGCTGTCCTTTGCATATTGTCGCTAGGGTGTCCGTAATCAAGTCCTCGGTCTTGGATAGTAGCTCTCGCTTCGTTGAGGTAGTCACGGGCGTTCATCGGCTAACCTGATGTTGTGTCTGTGCCTTGATTAAACGGCGGGCATTTATCTTGCCCTGAATCTTGCCATGTTCATGCCCTTTGGCATAGCCAAGCAGGAAGCCAAAGGCTAAGCCTAGGCAACCCATTCCTATAAGTGCGTGATCTACATTCATTGTGAGCCCTTCTGACATAGTGCGCACCATTGGAGCGGGTGCGATTTCGCTACGAGTAGTTCACGCTCGCTGGCATATACCCCAGATTCACAGCCATGATCTACGCAAAGTAGCTTCATACCCAGAATCCATTGGATCTGTGTGCCAGTCTCACGATTCTTGCTCATGGCAGAAGTATTACATCAAACGGATACGACAAGCCCCATGTTTAGATAACGAAATGATAACGATTTGAGACGGATCTTCATCCTCAAAGACTGGACTAGCGAACCCTTCCATAGACCTTGCCCTGCACAATGAACGTGCCGTTCTTCTCGATGTGGATTATGTCCACTTGGACGTTAGAACCCTTGACGTACATGATGGCAAAGGCTTGCTGCCAATTCGCCGTTCCCTTGGTGTATGAGGCTTGTCTGAAGTCCATGAGGTTACCTACCTCAACTCCATGTAGAACACGCCCTAAACGCCCTCCAGAGGCTTCTGTGAAGGCGCTACGCCCTGCCCTATGGGTATGACCAGAGATGACGTTTTTCCCATGCCTACGAGCCGCCTCAAGGGCTGATAAGCCCCCTAGCTGCTTGATAGGTGTGTGGTCTCCATGGACTGCTATCCAGTTGGGTGCAATAGCCATAGGATTCTTATGGAAGGTTATGCCAAGCTCATCGAACTTCATAAACTTTTCGAACCGAAGCTCTGGCAGGGATAGGAATGATGGAATCTTCTTCATGATGATGTTGTAAAGGCGGTCTGTGTGGTTAGACCTGATGCAGTCAGTAACCCCTAATTCCCACAACAAGTCCACGCATCGGTCACGATCATCGCCAAGGCTCTGCTCATAGGCTTGAGGTGTGCCTTCTGACCACTTGCTTATGGTCTGGAAGTCAATCTCATCGCCGATGGTGACAGTCTGGTCTGGCTTAAAGGTTTGTAGGAACTTGGCGATATTGCGTGTGACATGCACGTCCTCAAAAGGAACTTGAAGATCGGACAGGATTACTATCCGTTTCATTGTCATTTAGTCCTCGTCGTCGTCCTCGTAGGGGATATTATCTATGCGGTTAGGCAAGTCAGGCAGAATCCAATCAGGGTAGGCATCACGTTCCATAATGATGCCTAGAGCAATATCAACGCCAAAGCCAGCTCTGCGCAGGGCGCGGTACATCTCATGCAACCCAATAGCCCACGCGTCTAACGCGTTGTAAGTGTCTAGGTCTATGACCTTCTTCTTAGCCATGGCTTTATTATCGGTCTAGAAGTATGTTGTAAATCTCATCGACACGCGAATTAAGTCTCTTAATTTCAGAGAGTAAATGGGTAATGACATACCCAGCCAAGCCACCCAAAATGCCTAGGCTTGCGAAGTAAAGGGTGAAGAAGTCTGCCTGTGTCATTTCTTAGGGCTCGCATATCCAAAGACTCCTGCGAGGACAGCCCAAAGGACAGAGCGATAGTCGAGTGCAAAGTTAGATGCACCCCACGCTGCTAGGAAAGCACCTGCTGTAAGGATTGCTGGATTCTTCATGTTCATGCTGTGCCGCCTATCATTGGGATATTAAAGAACGAATCATCTGAATCGCCCTTCTTAGTGAAAGAAATATGGCAATGCTTAATATGCGGGTTAATTCCAGAATACTTTCTCCAACGCCACCCCATGCGAGACGATGCGATGCGACCATTGAAGATGATGTAAGAGATTCTCTTATCTCCACGTTTCGCACATAGTCGTAGTTGATCTGCAAGGTCAGGCATGATGTCTGGCTTCGCTTTACCAGATAAATCCCTGTCAATGTCAATGGCTCGGACGATACCTTCTGCATCAGGATTGTGGTCAGAAGGACGTAATGAATGAGCCAGATTTCCAATCCAGCCGTCCGAGGTTCTATCTCTGTCTGAGTAACTATCATCGACTTGCAGTCTTAGCTGCTGTCCAGCCTTACAGAGTTTCGGTGTGGGCTTCATTAGCACACTCCCATTGCTTCTGTGAATTAAGTGTTAATTCATCGTGTCTACAATCCCAGATTGGAGCAATGAAAGCATCGTCAATCGGATCGTAGGTAAAGCCAATCCCTGCATAGTTATAGCGAATATTGCCATTGTAGGAAGTTCGCTTGCACGTTTGTCCTCTGAAATTGGCGTACCAAGTCTCTGGGTCTAAACCTTCAATTAGTTCTGTTTCGTCAATGCCAGTAATAACTTCGGTGACGATATTGTTCTCATCTAAAAATGCGTAATGTGCCATTATGAAAGAGTCACCGTTCCTGTTCCAGCAGTAAATGTTGTCACTTTAAAGCCACCTGAAGATGATGTTGAGCTGGTAAGCCCGCCACCAACTGTAAGTGTGCGGCTGTCTGGATACTTGACAATAACAACACCAGAACCACCAGCGTAGCCAGTTGAGTCACGTCCACCACCACCACCGCCGCCACGATTGGCAGTTCCAGCAGTTCCAGCAACAGATGGTGAAGCAGACTTAAATCCGTTACCGCCACCGCCATTGCCGCCATTACCTGCATTGCTTACAGCACCACCACCACCGCCACCTGCATAGAATGTTGAACTGCCTGAAATATCATAAGAGCGACCTACGCCGCCATGAGGTAATCCGCCAGCAGATGTTCCCGTTGTACCTGCTGCTCCTGCACCACCACCGCCGCCGCCGGGGTATTGCGGATCCCATTTTGCGTTACCACCTGCGAATCCATAACCTGTTGCGCCGCCAGAGTTTCCTTGTGTAGCTGCGCCACCTGCGCCATCAACTGAAACGCTTACTGGACCACCGCCGCCACCAGAACCACCTGATGCACCAGTTCCACCAGCAGCTCCACCACCACCACCTAATGCAGTAATAGTGTCGAACACGCTGTTATTTCCTGCGCCGCCAGTTACACCGCCAGCGGCAGCGCCACCTGCGCCACCTGCGCCGACTGTTACTGTGAATGATCCATTAACCCAAGAACGACCAGTCTGGAAGCAAAGTCCACCTGCACCACCGCCGCCGTATCCGCCACCGCCTGCGCCGCCAGCAACTGTTAATACGTCAAATACAACTGGTGCTAATGTGCCATGAATCGCAGCTATTTGATTAAGCAATTGCGCCTACCACATACCAAGTGTCGGTTGCTGTCTTGATGCAGACGGCAGACTTGTACTGTCCAAGGGTAGGGCTTGCTGCTGTTGCCCCTGCTGATAAGACTGTAGTTGTGGCTGGAGTGACTGCCGAGATTGTGCAAGTACCAGCACCGATGTTAAGGACTGTGATTGCTGTGCCGATAGGGAAAGCAACGGACGCGTTGGTTGGGAGCTTGAAAGCAATGGCAGTTGCCTTGTTCATAATCTCAAGGACTTGGTACTGGTCAGCTAGAACGGCTGTGTAGTCGCTTGTATTGGCTGTACCAACCGTAAAGGTTGGAAGGCTGTTATAGGTAGCCGCAGTTAATACGTCTCCTGTAGTGACTGGAAAGGTTGCCATGTTGCTCCTAATAACTCAATGTAGATGTGCCGATTATACCGTATGTACTGCTTCCAATAATGAAACCGTCCACTATTGGTTCAAGCGTGGTGATTGCTACTTGCATCTTATTCGCTGTTATATCCCAAGCGAAGCCCTGCGCCTGTAATGTCTTGGTGATAGTCGAGCCTGACTCTGTGACGTTTATAATCTCTAGGTTGTCAAAGTAATCAAGCCCAATAAGGGTGTCAGTTGGTACTGCTGGGTCTAGCAAGTCCACCAGCATCTCGTCGATACGGATTGTGGTCTCCTTGCGGGTATTGACATAGTTCTGGGCGATGCCTAGCACGATGTCATCTGTCTGCGCCACGAGGTTCTCTTGTGTCAGGCTGTGTGGGAAGTACTTGTCAATCGAGGACTGGCTATAAACCAGTTGTGCTGTGCCGCCTACGCGGTTGAACTTGACATCGTTGATGATGAGCTTGTCATCAAAGGCATACTTGACGTTTCTGTAAGGGATGCCTGTAGTCTGGTTAAAGGCGATAGAAGGCTCGCCAAGGCTAGAAGTAACCTCTGTGCGGTTGAGATATACGGCTGTGCCATCTGCGCTCATGTAGAACGCTCCTAGCCCTTCAGAGAACTCTGCGTTCTTAATCGCATCTAGGGTGGAGCGGTTGGTTGCAGGATCAGCGACACAGGTCGAGACTCCTGTAGAGATTGAGCGCATAGATGCAGGGAATGAGACGTTATCCAGAATCTTGTTTATGCGTGTGCCTGTGTCTTGCCCTGCTGCTGTATCTGGGATAGTGCCTACGTTAGACATCTGCAAGAGACGAAAGCCATCTGTACACATGATGTCCACATAGGCTGTCTCCTGCCCTACAGGAAAGGTGTAGCGGTAGTCATTGACGTAACCAGAAAATAGGAAGTGCTCGGCTGTTGCTGTGGTAGCAGAGATGCGCAGCTTACGAAGAGGCACAAGGTAGCCAAAGTAAGGCGAGGACGGGTTCTGCGGGTTGAAGTATCCTAACGGGTCGAGGACTCGCACAATGGCTGTGCCAGCGTCGTAAGTATCCTTCATGACGTTACGACCACGCCTGATAGAGATGCTGTAAACGTCTGGAGTTAAATCAACTGTTGGGATGATGACATCGGATGAGCCAAAGGAATTAACCCCGATGACTCCGTTATCTGGTGAACCAATCACAAAGCCTGACCCGAAGGTTGCCCCGCCAGAGAAGTCGAAGCTGACTGCTATCTGTGCGGGTAGGCTCATAAGAAGAATCCAGAGTAACGCTCTAGTTGTGCCACCTTGCCAGTACTTAGAGAACTGTTTTGTAGGTTGCGGGCAATAGTCTCGGTAAGGTCTTGCTCGGCGATAACTGATCCTGATACATAAACATTAACTGTGCTGCCAGCTTGTCCGAATGGTGTGCCCATAGAATCCACATAAGAGCCAGCCTGTCCGAAAGGCGTTCCCATGCTGTCCACGAATGAACCCGCCTGTCCGAATGGTGTTCCCATTGTCGCACTAGATGTAATGCTCGCTCCAGAGTTGGTGACTGTGACTGATGGGGTCGATGCTGCTACTACTGTGGCAGTTGCTCCGTTACCTGTAGGGAACTTGAGATTGTTCAGCTTAGACTGGAACTCTAAAATCCATTCATCAAGGAAGGCAAATGGGTTCTTAATCTTGGCATCGCCAATAGTCAGGAAGTAGCGATACAAGCCACCTGTAGCATCCTGCGCCATGAGAATCTCGCGGGTGAGCTTCTGTGCCAAGGCATCGTTGTTATTAAGTAAGGCTAACTGTGCCTCAATGCGCTTACGATCTTCCTCGGACAACTTGCCACGAAGAGCAGCAATTAACTGAATCTGCTCTAGGTCAAAGACTGACGCAGACTTCTTAAGAGTGTTTTGCTTCTTTAATTCTGCTGTGTTCTTCTGCTGTGACTTGAGCAGGTCAGCAGCGCGCTTCTTAGCTGCTGCTTCTGCCTTACGCGCTTGGGCTGTTGCCTGTGCGCTCTGTGGGATATTGACTCCATCCCAAGCCTTCATGTAGTCGCGTCTCATGCGGCGGTTGTACTCTGCCACTTGAGCATCCTGAATGTTCTTCTGAATTGTGTTAAGTGAGCTGTTGCGAATGGCGTTAAGGATTCTTACGCCTTCTGTGATTCTGTCAAGGAATCCAACTGCTCTATCTGTCAGAGTTTCAATCTTGCCGATTAGTTGGTCTATGTTGGACGAACCAGTAAAAGCCATACCAAAGTCAATGATTGCCCCGCCAAGGCGTTCCTGTGCGTTACCTGCGGCTTCTCCAAGTATCTGCATCTTTCCAGCGTAGGTGTCTAGGTACTGCGCCTGTGCGCCGCTAAACTGTTTGTTTAACTTAGTCTGGACTTCTAAGAATGTAGCAGCCTTTAACTGGGCTTGGCTAAGTCCGAGATTGTACTTACGCAGTCCACGAGTGTTTCCGACATAGGCATTGGCTAGGTCTTGGGTAACTGTTGTAAGTGCTACGCCTGAACCCGCCGAGACATCGAGGGCAAGGTTAAGCATCTTCTGGCTTTGTAATACTGATCCCGTAGCAGTCAATAGAGGCTGGTAGGCATCAACTAAGACTTCGCCAGCAATACCAGCAGAAGCTGAAATCTCATCTAGGTTCTTCTGGATAGCGGCAGTTGAAAATGAAAGCCCAAGGTTCTTAACTGAATTGGCTAGACGAGTGTTTGCCTTTTCTGCTTCTACGAAAGCCTGAACTGACTTCCTGCTGAACTGGACGAAGGCTGCTGCGCTTAAGGTAATGCCAAGGGTTCTGCCAAGGCTCTTGACTCGCTTCTCAAAGCTCTTTACCTGCTTGTCTGCCTTGAGTAAGCCAGTTGAATCCATGGTGGTAGCAATACGGATTGCTAGGTCTGTCATTGACATCTGTTACCCCTTTGACCTGTAATCGACTTGACCACGAGCATCGACCTTTGTGACTACTCTCATGTTTGCAGCTTGTATTGCCTTGACTACTGCGGCGGTTGTCTTGCCTTGATCTTTAGCCCATGCTCTAAAAATTAAACGACCCTTGGTTTTACGAGTTCTGCGACCTGCTTTATTGGATTGCTGTGAATCAACCAATGGCGGTAATGCGCCAATAAACTGCTTACCCGCATTAGGGTTTGCTGACTTATTGACTGTCTTGTCTGACTGCCATTCCTGAATAAACGCTCCGTTGCGATACTTCTTAACACGCTGCGCTGGTGGTAAGCCTTCAGGATTTAATCTACCTGCGGTCTCATAAATAGCACCTGCGGCAGACTTATTGTAGATACTTGCAAGGCTTCTAAATCCTCGGCGGTTAGGCTTGCTGGGTGTTGTCGAATAACCAATGCCGCGCTTTATGTCGCTAGCATTAAAGGCTCGATACTCCCAGACTCCAGTAGCGTTAGCCCAGCCAGATAGCGGTGAGGAGCTAGGCACATAACCACGAGCATCGCTGGTTACTTTGCGCAAGTGTCCAGCGATTTCTTTTTGGGTTTCCTTGGCTAGTTCAGGAGTGTACTCCTTCATAGCCTTACGAAGTGCGACCGCGTTTTCCAGTTCTACTGGCATCGTTGCGCTCCTTCGCTATGTCTTTTAATACCTGTACATGAGCCTTGAAAGCCATCGGAGAAAGTTCCACGATGGTGTTGAACGGAACTCCATACTCATAACTCAATCGAGCTGCGAGATAGGTGAGGGAGTTCCGATCTAAGCTTTTGGGTCGGACTCAAGGACTTCAACACCTGAAAGTGTCTCCAAGAATCCTTCGCCAAAAGGCTTGACTGTTTCACCCGAACGTCTAATTGCTTCCCAGCAGAGCCAGTACACGTCTGACTGCTTCTGATCTTCAATCAGGGCTTTGTGAAAGCCCTTCTTGGCGTATTGCTCAAAGCTGTACTCCAAGAGTGGAGTTATTTCGAACTCCTGCACTTGTCCGTCAGCCCTTGTTACTTTGAGTTTTGCCATAGCCCTTATCTCCTTCTTACGCTGTTGTGACTGCTACTGTACCAGAGACGTTCCAAGTTACAGATTGTGTGCCGAGGTCTCCAACTGCGCCGTTAATATCGGTGAGGTTATTGACTAGGCAAGTCATTGTGTAAAGTGGGTTTGTCGCTGAAACTACTGCTGAAGTCTGCTTGGCTGTAACTGTTACGTTTGTGCCGTAAGCAGCCTGTAGTGTCTGCAAGACTTCGCCTGTTGCTGTGTCGTTGAGGAAGTCGATAGTAAGTGATGCAGCCTCAAGACCCTTAACGAACTTGTGTCCTGAATCGCCCATCGCTGTTACTTCGAGCTCATCGAAAGTGCGGTTGATTGTTACTGCTGTGACGTGATCAGATAGGTCAACTGAATTGACTGTTAGAACTACGCCATTGTTTAGAAATACTGCCATTTCAGTTATTCCTCATCTTTCTTGGTAGTTGGTTTTGGTGCTGCTTTTACTTCTGGAGTTTGTCCGAT